AGGGAATCATTTTAACCGGAGGCCCGAACAGTTGCTATGAAGAGGGTGCTCCGACCGCGAGCCCGGAATTATTCAATCTGGGGATCCCGGTACTGGGACTTTGCTATGGCGCACAGCTGATGTCACACGTTTTGGGAGGTCATGTATGCAAGGCGCCGGTTCGTGAGTACGGCAAGATTGAGGTGACCGTGGATAAGACCAGCAAGCTTTTCGGCAATGTTTCCGAGAAGACCATTTGTTGGATGAGCCATAATGATTATATCGAGAAAGTGGCTCCGGGATTCAAGATTATCGCGCATACTGCGGATTGTCCGGTTGCGGCAGCGCAGTGCGAGGAGAAGAATCTGTATGCGATCCAGTTCCATCCGGAGGTTCTCCATACGGTAGAAGGAACCAAGATGCTGTCTAACTTTGTTTATGAAGTGTGCGGCTGCGCAGGTGACTGGAAGATGGATGCATTTGTTGAGAATACCATCAAGGCGCTCCGTGCGAAAGTCGGCAATGGTAAGGTTCTGTGTGCGCTGTCCGGTGGCGTTGATTCCTCCGTTGCAGCAGTTATGCTGGCGAAGGCAGTCGGCGATCAGCTGACCTGCGTATTCGTTGACCACGGCCTGCTTCGTAAGAATGAGGGCGACGAGGTTGAGGAAGTATTTGGCCCGAATGGCCCGTACAACCTGAACTTTATCCGTGTGAATGCTCAGGATCGTTTCTACTCCAAGCTGAAAGGTGTGGAAGAGCCGGAGCGTAAGAGAAAGATTATCGGTGAAGAATTTATCCGTGTATTTGAGGAAGAGGCGAAGAAGATCGGCGCTGTTGATTTCCTCGTACAGGGCACGATCTATCCGGACGTGGTAGAGAGCGGTCTGGGCGGCGAGTCTGCTGTGATCAAGTCTCACCATAACGTAGGCGGACTTCCTGACTATGTTGATTTCAAAGAGATCATCGAGCCGCTGCGCGACCTGTTCAAAGATGAGGTCCGCAAAGCCGGTCTGGAACTCGGCATCCCGGAGAAGCTCGTATTCCGTCAGCCGTTCCCTGGCCCGGGTCTCGGCATCCGTATCATCGGTGAAGTAACTGCTGAGAAGGTGAAGATCGTACAGGAAGCTGACGCCATCTACCGCGAGGAGATCGCCAAAGCCGGCCTCGACCGCGGCATCGGCCAGTATTTCGCAGCCCTCACCAACATGCGTTCCGTAGGCGTCATGGGTGACGAAAGAACCTACGACTACGCTGTCGCACTTCGTGCCGTGAACACCATCGACTTCATGACCGCCGAAGCCGCCGAGATCCCGTGGGATGTGCTTGGCAAGGTGGCAAGCAGAATCGTTAATGAAGTGAAACATGTGAACAGAGTACTCTACGATTGCACGGGGAAACCACCGGCAACGATCGAGTTCGAATAATGGACATTTGAGCCAGAAATCCTTTATTTTCAAGGAAATCTGGCTCTTTCCTTTTTCTCGTGAGATTGAAATGAGATTGAGATCCAGAAACCGGCCATATAATCCGTAAAAATAGAAATTCTCACAGATTCCCGTCAGGCAGGACAGCTCCGGCAGCGTGACGCATCCTGGAGATATTTTGGCAATAAAAAAAGAGCCGATCCTGATACCGCGGGATCAAAGCTCTTTTGCGTTTATTGAATAGATGTACCTATCCTTCTCATCATAGGCGCCGAAAAAACAATGCCGTTGATTTCGCCGACGGATTTCCGGATCCTTTCGATATAGCGATTAGAAGGCATATTGAAAATTAGATCGCAGTCATTACTGCGAGGAAGCTTCTTCAGAGCATTCACTGTTTCCTCACTTATAGTCAGTGGCGGATAATATTTGTTGAGTTTCTCTATGTAAATATCGTTTATGTATGGATAATTTACTTGGGACCATTTTAGGCTCAGAATCTCTCTGGATCGTAGCGAAAGGTTGGTTCCTAATCTTACGAATGCAATATCTTCATCAGATCCGGTATTTTCCAGACGCTCGATCAGCTGAGTATAATATGATTGATAAAATTCTTTCCCTTTATCCTTGGTTAACATCTTCGTTCTCCTCGTGTCCGTTTTCTTCGTCCTTCTTCAGATTGTTCAAAGCATCGGCCAGTTTCTGGTCCTTGTTTGGGTACAGATGGGAATAAGTGTCCAATGTGGTCTTTGGTGACTCATGTCCCAGCCGTTCGGAAATCTCAAGTATACCTATTCCCATTTCGATCAGCATACTCGCGTGGCTGTGTCTTAGATCGTGTACTCTAATCTCTGGGAGCCCTGCTTTTTGGGCTACACGCTTAATTTCTTTTTCTAGCGCATATTTTGTGAAATAGAATATGCGGTCATTTTGCTGGATTCCACCGAGTTTTGATATGTACTCCTGGATATCGTTAAATAGAAAATCAGGTATCGATATGATCCGCTTACTCTTCGGAGTTTTTGGTTCAAGAAACAATTCCTTTCCCTTTACTTTTGCATAATTCTTGTTAATGGAAATACGCTTATCTGGAAGGATATCTGCGGGAGTAAGCGCCAGTAATTCACCAGAACGTATTCCACCATAAAATAGAATATCAAAAGCCAGTTTTGTTGCGGATTTCTGCAGAGTATTTGAGAACACTTTATACTGTGCCTGCGTCCAGAATTTCATTTCATCAGCCTTGCTTTTTCCGATACTGCCGGCATCTCTGCAAGCGTTTGATGCAAGATGATAGTGTCTCATGGCGTAATTCAATATAGCAGACATCTGATTATTTACCGTTTTTAAATATGTCTGTGAATAAGCCTTGCCTGTATCATCACGATAGGAGATAAGCTCGTTTTGCCATTTTCGAATCTTTATACTATCAATGTCACAGATCTTCTGCCGAGAGAAGTACGGGAGAATTTTCCCATCAATGATGCTCTGCTTATTTTCCATCGTGGTTGGCTTGAGACGATGTGCCATATCCTCAAGATAATTCTCTACAAGTGAGGAGAAGAGTATATCACTGGAACTATTCTGCTGATCCAGAAAGGAACGTTCGTATTCCTTTGCCTCTCGTTGAGTCTTAAAGCCTCGTTTGCATGTATGTCTATATTTTCCGGTCCAATCTGTATAGTTAAAGGCGGCGTACCATCGTATGGTTTTCCCATCTTTTAGAGTATATTTGTAAGACGGCATTAGAAACATCCCTTTATAATCGCATTGTATGTTTTATCATCAACCTCTAATAAGCTGCGTTTTCCATCTTTGAATTCAACAGCTACTTGATAGATTCCCTTATTCTTTGCAGACATTCCGCCGGCAAGCATTCCAACAGGACCAAGCAGAGCTCCGCCAATAATACCCCTTGCAACGCCGCTTGCAGCACTTTTGCGATGCTCATCTGTGATTAATTCGTAAGATGAAACTGTTTTCTTGTCTATATCAACGGATTTTATAATTCCTACAGAAATATATGCAGAACCTGAAACACATCCAACAGATTTTCCTTCATAATCTCCTGCAATCACTTTGTTTTTTGCCTTTGCCATAGTTGTAAACCTCCCCATAAAATTTTTGATTAGTATAATATTTGATTTCTATATATTCTTTTTTCAACCCTCCTTCCTAATATCCACACCGTCCGCCCCGGTACCACTCGAGGCGAATTATTTTCCAGAAGCTTTTCTCATTGGTTCTTCCGCTGCAACGGATTCTTCTGCCATTCTTTTTACATATCCTTTGAGTTCATATTGCCGCTCATATGGAAGGTGGCCAATTAAGTCCAACAGTTCCTCATTAATGGCGGTTTTATCTTTCGATGATGAAAGTTGATATTGATTTGCGTTTGACTTGAAAGCATTATTGGTAAGATGGGATGGGTAAGTTGGAAATGGATCTTTTGCAGATACACCGACAGTTCCATCTTCGCGCGGAAACACACATATTTTAAATACATCTACTAATTTGATAAAAGTAATATCATCAATGCCGTTAAGAATAGCCGTAGACAATCTGGAAGATATGTTGTGAATTACCTGTATGATATCGTGCTTGTTGTTCAGCAATATATTCAAATCTTTAAACACACCCCTGCACAACAAAAAATCGATGGGTACATCGTAATAGTCCGCTATCTTTATCAGGATATCTATCTTCGGTATTCGCTTTCCGTTCTCATAGTTGGCGAGTGTGCTCTGCTCGATGTTTAATGCAGAACATACTTCAAGCTGACTTTTTTGCTTTGTTTCTCTCAAGAATTTCAATTGATTGCCCAACATATCAAAACCTCCTAATATCATTTTATCACAAGTTGAAATAAAATCTAATTTCGTAATGAAATATTTTTGACGAAAACCATTGACAAATATTTCGTAATGCTATATTCTATATTTCAGAACGAAATATAGAAGGGAGTGAGGATATGACACTTAAAGAATTTAGAGAGAAAAGAGGTCTTTCTCAAACAGAGTTAGCAGATCGCGTTGGATTAAAACAAACAACGATTTCACAGTATGAAAGTGGCTCCAGAAGACCTAATTTGGCAATAGCAAAGAAACTAGCAGATGCTTTAGAAATATCTCTGGATGATTTTGTTTGCCTTTCGACATTTCAAAATGAAATATAAGAAAATTATATACTAAGGAGGCGAAAATCAAGATGTCAAATGTTACAGCGAAGACAAGCTCCAACGTATTTTATAAAGCCCGCTGCTCGGCTGCAATGCACAACGAGCAACTGAGCAGCCGGGAAGGAGCAGCGGACATAATGTCGATTGACAGAGGCAGACTTTATCGCATTGAAAGCGGCATAGCCAATCCGTATCCAGAGGAGATTCACCTTATGGCGGATTTATACAATGCCCCGGAGCTAGAAAATTATTACTGCACGAATATGTGTCCTTTGGGGCGCGACATGCCCATTGTAAAGATGGTTGATCTTGATCGTATTTCGGTTCGAGCTCTTTCTACATTTCGCAAAATTGGAGAAACAAAAGATTTACTGTTGGATATCGTAGAAGATGGAGTGATTGATGAATCTGAGAAAGCTGATATGCAGAAGATTTTGAAGAACCTGGATGAATTGGAGCAGATCGCGCAGAGCTTGAAGTTGTGGGTGAAAAAGAATTTATAAAAGGAGATACATAATGGAATCGACAGCAGGAGTTGTTGGGAAGCCACAGAGGCTATTTGTTACATCAAGTGATGTGATGAAACTGCTCGGATGCAAGAGCAGCTATGCAGGAAGCGCTATTAAAGATGTGAATTCGGCGGCGAAGAAGGATGGGAAACACGCCTTTCCGGCAGGAAAAGCGAATAAATATCTTTTCTCAGAGATGTTTGGAATTCCTCTGGAGGATATCGACAAAGTGCTTTCTGAGAAATAGAGGCGAGAAAGGAGTTACAAGGATGATTAAGAGAATGACCTACGTGGAAAAAGAGCACCCAATGCAGTTGAGCTACATTGCAATGCAGAACATTAAAACACCGGTTGAAAAAATTGACTGGGATGAGATTGCAATTAACGTGTTGAATATCGGAGTTGGGGTCTGTGTTGGAATCTTTTTTACGGCAGCAATTTTGTTGTAGGGGGCAAACATGGGGGAGGTAAAAAGGGACGTCGAGGAATTGCTTGGATGTGAAATCACAGAAGAGCAGTTCGAAGAGGCATTTAAGTATGCCAGACATAAGCAGCAGTACATATTCCAAAGGGAACAACGGCCGGTAGTGATGCAACACTGGTATCTCGTAAAACTGACAGAGGAATATGTTAGAAATCTTGCTTTTTCAAGATTCACGGTGGATTTATGCAGAGCTCGTGACAATATGGAAAAAGAGCACCGGGTCAATGACCACGGCACTCCAACAGCTATCCATATTGTAACAGTTCCAGCTTTATAAATCAAGAACAAAATACAATATGGAGGTAAAACTATGGAAAACAGATCTAATGCTATGGCACAGATCCAGCAGAAGTACGCCGGTTGTAATCTTCTCATGCCGGCGGCAACAGAGGTTCAGTTGAACCCATTCTACAAAATCACGGTTATGGAAGTGACCGCCGATACATCTGAAAATTCCGGAGATATTTTCAAAGTCGGTTCCGTAAAGTCTGGTCAGATGGATAAAAACGGAAAGGATATTTGGGTAGAGACATTCTCTCCGGCAAAACCCCTTCTTATGAAAATTGCCGCAGCTGCTGGCATCCAGTTCGATCCTGATCATACCTATGGTACCAAAGTCGATGCGAACACTTATAAGGCCAAGGCATACGGAGCAATGAGAATGCCGGATGGCACTGGAAAAACCCATGCTGATGAGAAAGTGATTTGCTTGGATGACGAGGAATCAAATTACAGAATTGAATTCATGGACAAGTCTATTAAGGGTATCACAGACGAAAAGCAGGCAAAGGCCGCAGCGGAGATGTTCAAAGGTAAATGGACGGATTCGCAAAACAAGTGGGGGAGACCATGTAAAGCCTATGTAATTGATGACTGCGACAGAGAGAAATATATCGAGAGGTCGGTTTTGGTCAACATGACGCTTCTCCGGAAGACGGCGGCAGAAAAGGCTATGACCGGTGCAATTTTAAGAGTGATCAGAGCTCTTACCGGGATGAAAGGGCAGTATACGAAGGCAGAACTGCAGAAGCCATTTGCCATTCCTCGTGTAACATTTTCACCTGATTACAACGATCCGGAAGTACGCAGAGCAATGCTGTCACAGGGAATGAATTCTATCGGATCCCTTTTTGGAACAGCTGCAGTTTCGGCTCTTCCGACAGAAAATGCGGTAGCTGAAACCGATGTGTTTAATCCGGAAGAGTTCGTGGACAATCTGGCATTCGCTTCTGACAGTGAGAATGCTGCTATGGAGCATGAGTCTGATGATTATGCAAGTTATGGGGAAACACAGACTGGACCGATGCAGGAAGGCAATTGGTTTGATCAGGAACCACCAGAAACAATGCAGGAGGAACATCAGACACAGACCGGATATCAGTGCTCAAACTGTGGCTCGGGCATTAATGAGAGCGTGTATAAATACTCCGTGAACAAATTCGGAAGACCGCTCTGCATGAAGTGCCAGAAAGGAGCTGGGCGTTAATTTGGAAGAATGGAAAGATATAGAAGGGTATGAAGGTTTCTATCAAGTCAGCAACCTTGGACGAATTAGAAGTTTGGACAGAATATCTGGTGGGAAAAGATATTCTGGGAAAATTCTATCGGGAAGAGGAAACGGAAAATATGTCGTTGATGTACTCTGCAAGGATGGAAAAAGACAGACTGTTAGAAGACATAGGATTGTAGCTGAGGCATTCATACCAAATCCGCACAATAAGCCGGAAGTGAACCATCTTGACGGAAATAAAGAGAATAATGCAACGAATAACCTTGAATGGTCCACAAAAAAAGAAAACACAGATCATTCATGGAAACAAGGATTAACTAAATGTCCTCCCTCAGAAAATCCCAAGGCTGTCATACAAATGACATTAGATGGAAATTTTTTTCGAGAATTTGATTCTATCAAATTGGCAGCAGAAACAATGAACATTTGTAGCGGTGATATTTGCAGATGTTGCATGAGGAAAAGGAAAAGTGCTGGAGGATATCAGTGGAGATACAAGGAGGAAAATACATATGGGAATTAAGGTACTTCAAACGGCAGATTGGCATATCGGATCGTTTAAAGGTCCAGAGAAGGACGGAGTAAACCTCCGTTCTGAGGACACCATGAAATGCCTGCGAGAAATTGTAAGAGTAGCTCATGAGGAGAAGCCGGATCTGGTGCTTGTTTCAGGCGACATATTCCACCAAGCAGAAGTATGGCAGGGAAGAAGCCATCGAGAAGTGTTGCAAGCGAGAGAAATTATATTAGGGCTGTCGGAAGCAGCTGGTCGTGTGATTGTGATGCGCGGCACGCCAAACCATGATTCGGAGGAAGCCTTCGAGGAATTGAAAGCACATTTCGACTTTGTCCCAAACGTGGATGTCGTAACGACACCGGGAGTTATACGAACAAGGTATTTTGATGTGGCTGTTGTTCCGGGATTTGACAAGGGAACATTCAGAGCTGCACACCCTGGGATTTCAAAGGAAGAAGAAAATATCGTTTTTTCTGACGAACTGGGGAATATCGTCTCCGGAATGAAAACGATGTGTGACAGCGGTAAAGCAAGCATCCTTATGAGTCACTACACTGTTCCTGGATGTAACACAGAGAGCGGGCAGACACAGTTCCTTACGCAGTTTGAGCCGGTTATCACTCAGGACATGCTCATATCTGCGGAGTATGATTTAGTGGCATTGGGACACATTCACAGACCGCAGTCCATTCCGGGGCTGAAAAATGTGTATTATTCCGGAGCTGTGAACGCAATGAATTTTAATGACGAGAACCAGAAGCGTGGTTTCTGGATTCACGAATTCTCGTTTGATGTTGTAAACAACAGAGCACTTTATAAGACTTCGGTATTTCATGAGACACCATATCGGGAATTTGCTACATTTCACCTTACGGATATGGATATTACAGCAATCAACACGGGCATCCTCGAGGTAGTCGCTTTCAACCATTGGAAGTACAACGGAGGCGCGGCTGACAAAATTGTCCGGGTGCTTTATACCTGCTCAGCCGAACAAAAGAAAATATTCAATGCTGTTCCCTTGGAAAAGGCATTGTATGAGGCTGGAGCGTTCTATGTGGCCGGGATCGAGGCAGAAAAGATAGAGTCGGCGAACAGAGCAGAGCTGTCAAAACAGGAGGATCCAGAAACGAACCTTGTGCAGTATCTACAGGAGAAACTGATTGATCCGGAGCAGATCGATAGCATTGTGGAAAAGGCAAGACCGATTATTGCCACGGCAAAAGCGAATTCTTCTGTGTCGGAATTTTTCGGAACATTCGTGCCAAAGGAGATTACAGTCAAGAATTACAGAAATTATGTAGAGCAGTATTTCTCATTTGAGGATATCAGTTTCTGCACAATCAATGGGCAGAACGGATCGGGAAAATCTTCTCTCTTTATGGATGCAATTGTGGACTGTCTCTATGAAGAACCGAGAGAGGGAATCAACACTGGATGGATTAGAAACGATGACAAGGCCAGATCCGGCTCCATCTCATTCACATTTGGCTTGGGAGATAAGACATTTCGGGTAGTGAGGACAAGAACAAAATCTGGCAAGCCAACACTTAACTTGTCAGAATTGTTGGACGGAGCATGGGTGGATCGTTCTAAAGAGAAGATTGCAGATACACAGAAAGAAATCATCCGCATTCTTGGAATGGATAGCCTGACATTTAAGGCCTGCGTTCTCATAATGCAGGATCAGTATGGGATTTTTCTTGAAGCAGGAAAAGAGGAGAGAGTCGGCGTTCTTTCAAATTTGCTTGGACTCGGAATCTATGGCATCATGGAGAACCTGACAAGAGATCAGCTTGGAATGCTGAAAAGAGAGATTGCGAAGAAACACCAGACTATCAATGTTCACAGCAATACGATTGCAGGATATGGAAATCCAAAGCAGGAAAAAGCAGATGTTGAGTACAAGCTTCGTGAAGCACAGAAAAAGCAGGAGGATCTGACAAAACAGAAGGAGGATAAATCCTTGCTTCTGAGAATGCAGCAGGAAGCCGAGGCAAGGCACCGGAAGGTACAGACATCCGTTAATGCTCTGATGCAGAAAAAGGCTGCTACAGAGCAAAATATAGCCCTTCATGAAAGCACTATTTCCAACTGCGTTGCTTCCCTCGCATCGGAGGCGGAGACTGTATTGAAAGCCGCAAGGCATGCAGAGCTGGTTGAGATGGATCGTGATTTGGCAAGAGCTGCAGTATCTTATGCGGCGAAACATGAAGAACTGATACGGGTTCATAACCAGGAAAGCCGAGAAGAATCTGATATCAAGCGTATGCAGATGGAAGCAGATGCGAAACGGAATGAAATCAATTCCCTGATTTTAGAATCCGCGAACGATGGAGAAGTAAGGAGAAAAGCTGCAGAGTATGAGCAGAAAAAGAAGATCCTCGACGAAATGCAGGAGAAAGCAGTTGCTTACCAGAAGGCAAAGAATGAATATTCCGCAGCGGTTTTCCATCAGGACGAGGTGCTGAGGCAGTTTGAGTCAGAACTTAAATCCGCAGAGGAACAGAAAAAGGTTCTTGAAAAGAAAGTGGCAATCCTCGAAGAATCAGGATGCGTTGATATCGATAATGCACATTGCAGATTTTTGCAGGATGCCATTGAGGCGAAGGAACAGCTGGCACTAATGAATAGCGTTTTCATTGATATAGATTCCAGAAAGCAGTGTGAGGCTGCAAAAGCAAAATTCTTGGTAGAAGAAAAGAGCGCTGCGTTGGAGAATATTGGATTTGATGCTGTCAGATTATCGGCTATCCAGATTGAATGTGCCTCACTGAAACCTTATGTGGCACAGCTTGAAAGCATAAGCCAGAGGGAAAGCCAGATTGCCTTGTTTAGAGCCTCTTTTAATAACATCCAGTCAAATATATCGGAAGCCGAAAAAAGGCTTTCTGAGGCGAAATTAAAGGGCACAGAGCTTAAACAGGATATGCTTGCACTACAAGACAAGGTAGACCGGCACAGGGCGGTTTCTCAGGAAATGCTCGATCTGTCTCGTTATGTTGAAAAATCCAATACCTATCCGGTTATCAAGGAACGTAAGAAGAATGCAGAGAGCCAGAAGGCGGACGAGGTTCTCCGGATGGCAGAGATCGAGAGGGACCTATCAGAGGCGCAAAAGGAACTGGCAGAGACAACCGGTGCTACGGTTGATATCACACAGCTTATGGCGGACATTGTCTCGATCAATGAGAACTTGGATACTATCACCCGCACAATTACCAGATATCAGCAGATGATCGGATCCTTGGCACAGAAGATCGAGGAAATTGAGAAGATGACTACGGAAGTAAAGGCATTGCAGAAGGAGGCTGGCAGATTATCCGTAGACATTTCGGAATACGACCTTTTGAAAGCAGCATTTTCACAAGATGGTATTCCGCATCAGATAATTAGATCTCTGGTGCCGAAACTTACGGAGATTTCCAGCAGTATCCTTAGTCAGATGACCGGTGGCAAAATGGGCATCGAGTTCCGAACGGAAAAAGTAATGAAGAGCAATACAAATAAGGAAGTCGTCACGCTGGATATTTTCATCGAAGAGTATGGAAAGTCAACGCTTCCATATCTGTCGAAATCAGGCGGAGAAAAAGTGAAAGCCTCTCTTTCTGTAATCCTCGCTTTGGCAGAAATCAAGTCATCAACCGCCGGCATCCAGCTTGGAATGCTGTTCATAGACGAGCCGCCTTTCCTTGACAGCGATGGAATCCAGGCATACTGCGATGCTCTTGAAACTATTCAGAGACGATATCCGGATTTGAAGATTATGGCAATAACCCATGATCCAACAATGAAAGCTCGATTCCCACAGAGCCTGGATGTAGTGAAGACAAGTGAAGGAAGTAGAGTGATTTATTGAATGTGAGGTGAAGGGATGGATTATGGAGTTGAAATTGTAGTCGATGTTGAAAAGCTTAAATCGCAGTTTTTTGATTTCATAAATGAAAAACTTGCAGATTCGAGAGATGTCGGCCCATACATTGAGGCTTTTGATTTCGCTTTGAAGAAAATACAGGAGTAAAGACAGATGGCTGAAGGAACATTTTATTGGATAAAATTAAAGACTGATTTTTTTGCAGAAAATTCTCCGATAGATTTCCTTTTGTCTCAAAAAAATGGCAGTGAGTATGTTGTTCTCTATATAAAATTGTGCTTATCTACTGCCAATACAGATGGCAGAATGTGTAATGAGATAGGCGAAATGATTATTCCTTATAACATTGAAAAGATTACTAAGGATATGAAACATTTTTCAATAGATACAGTCCGGGTCGCTATGGAGTTGTATAAAAAACTCGGACTTATCTATCGTGAGGACAATGGAACACTTGTCATAGCAAACCATGAAGAAATGGTCGGAAGTGAGACCAAATGGGCGAAATATAAGCGAGACGAGAGAAAGGGAAGCAAACAGATTCTTGGACAGTCATTGGACAATGTCCAACAGAGTTTAGAGATAAGAGAACAGAGTGTAGAGGATATAAATATATCTTCAGTTCGGAGCTCTAACGAGCAATCCGAACCGAATGAACAGCCGGTGGTTACTCTCTTACTTAATACAGGGGAGGAATACCCCTTCTACCAGCGCGATATAGACGATTACCAGAATACATATCCAGCAGTTGATGTTATGCAGCAATTCAGGGAAATGCGAAGATGGTGTATTGATTATCCAACAAAGAGAAAAACAAAAAGAGGCATTCGCAAATTTGTAAATAGTTGGCTGTCGAGAGAACAAGACAAACCACATCCGGCACAAGGAAAGAGATATGCCAACCGAGACGAACAGATAGCAAACAGGATCAGCGAGGTGGATGCATGGAAACTGTAAATCTGACGGAAGAAGAATTCAAGTCATTAGCAAAGGGCATGAAAGCGGTATATCCTCAACCGACGTTCCTTCCGGATGAATGGGCTGCCAAGGTTTGGTATGGACTGCTGAAAGATATACCGCATCAGATTTTGAGCAATGCAATCCAAAAGCACATGATGACAAATCCATTTCCGCCAACCGTTGCAGATCTTCGAGCTGCTGCATCTGATTTTGTGGCGAAAACAGTAGAACCGGAAATGTCAGAACTGGAAGCTTGGGCACTGGTAAGAAAAGCTATCAGCAGATCCAGTTATTACGCGGAAGAGGAGTTTGCAAAGCTCCCGCCGGCTTGCCAGAAGGCAGTTGGAAGTGTGGAAAATCTAAGGGAATGGGCGACGATGAAAATGGACACGTTAGAGAGCATCGAACAGTCACATTTCATCAGAAATTACAGAGTCGTCCTGCAAAGAGAAAAAGACCTTGCAAAGCTTTCCCCTACCATCAGGGAACGGATTGAAGCGGCCAATCCTATGCCAGCGACTGAAAAGATAGAATCTTCTGAAAAGACGAAGGAGCCTTTTCGGATTCAGCAGAATGGTGCAGCGCATGATGTTCATACAGAACTTACTCTGGAGCAAGTGGAGTCACGAAACAGGATGTTGGAAGAAGCGAGGAGGCGGTTGTTTGGCGGTGAAGAAACGGTGTGAGATTATACAGGGGACTGAGAGCGAGTTTCTGGAGCTGTTCAAACAACTCTGTTATTCAAGAAGTTCATGGCAGGTATGGTCTGATTTGATTTCGGCAATATCATGCAGTATTAGCAATGCGGTAGACAGAAGCCCGGAGCACTATGAACGCAGGGAAAAAGAATTTTCGGAATGTATCAAACGGCTGGGTTCGGTGGAAATTCCGGCGAGGATGCTCGCAATAATAGTGATGGCCCTGGATACCAATCCGGAGCAGGACTTCCTGGGGAAGATGTACATGAATCTGAACCTGGGGAACCATTGGAAAGGCCAGTTTTTCACGCCATATGACGTATGTAAATGTATGTCAGAGATAACATGCGGAGATGTTGATCGTCAGATTGAAGAAAGTGGATACATATCAGTGGGTGATTCAGCCTGTGGCGGCGGAGCGACACTCATAGCGGCTGCAAACACAATGAAGCGGGCAAAGCATAATTTCCAGAATCATGTGCTATTTGTGGGACAGGACATAGACAGGATTACAGGAATGATGTGTTACATCCAGCTTTCACTACTTGGATGTGCCGGGTATGTATGCGTGGCGAACACGATAACCCATCCATTAACAGGACATCCACTATTTCCAAACGAGAATGCAGAGCAGGAATTGTGGTACACGCCAATGTTTCAGTCAAATGTGTGGGCTATCAGAAGAATGTTGAAATTAATGGAGCGTACTGGTGGAACCGCAACCACCGAAAAAACAGTGGAAAAAGAGCACTTTTATATGTTTTTCGATTTTAATGAACAGGAGGTACGGCATGAGCAGTGTGGATGATAAGAGCGAGAAAGTGATTCATTACCGCGTCAGAGGAGAAGCTTATAGCGAGGAGCATAAGAAAATTGTTGAGGAATATCAGAAGATCGATCACTCAGAAAAGGAAAATACTTTAGAAGTAGATGGAAACACGATTATGGTCCTGAATCGCGGTTTGATTACTGGATTCTACAATAAGCGCGGGGATACGTTGTTTGGCGTTGAAAATGAACGGTTAGAAGCGGAAAAATCAGAAGCCGACGAAGTGGATGCTGGAGAGCCAGAAAGCGCCATCGGAAAGGCGATCAGCGCGATCGAGAGACAGGCATTTGATGCAGCCATTGCGCCGGAAGCTGAAGAGTTGGTTCCACAAGCCGATGTGAAGGATGAAGAAACTCATTCCGCCGAGAAAGCCAATGCTGTCGATGTTAAGGTTCAAGCAAGACAGAAGTTGGAGCAAGAACTGAAGAACGCGAAAGATAATGCCTTTGCAGATCCGATTATTAAGTATCTTTTGAGTCGATGTGAAGAAGACGATGGACTGGCTGAAGATGTGGTACAGGAACATAAGAGCTGGAGCAAGTGTTTTGATTATATTTTTTCCAAAGCCAGAGAATCAGCAAAAGGATCCAGAAGCGCAGCTGTAAGGGATGATGTGGTATTTGAGTGGGCGGAGGATTATTTCCATAAAGACGATAAAGCAGAAAAGGCTGCCAAAACCAAGAAGACTGCCGATCAGAAAAAGGCTGCGACGAAAAATCAGAAACCAGTTTCTGGTAAGAAAAAGCCAGATAAACCGGAACCCAAGAAGACGGATACCGAGACTGATCATGCGGAAAAAGAAAAACCTGTGGAGAAAAAGGAATCTGCGAAGCCAAAGAGAAAAAGTAAGGATATGGAAGGACAGCTGGATCTGTTCTCTATGATGGGATTGTAGAGGGGGCGATTTTGTGGAAAAGAGGAAGTTGTCTGCGATACCGAGAGAAACTGCATCAGAAGATATGCTGAAAATGGCAGATAGTCTCGGCCCGGTGAAGCATATCGTTACTGCAAGCCTCGTTGAAGATGGAAAAATACTGGTCCTGTATTTCTATGAGAATGAGAGACTCAAAAAGGGAAATACAGAACCAGCACTTCGGACATTCATGTCTGCTGATGATTATATCACGCAGGATCTGAGCGTGTCAAAAGTAAAGTGGTTGACTGCGTCATTTTATTCAATGGAAAATGTGGACTTTTTTAAGTCACGCTGGAACTATCACAAGAATGATTATGACCGCACTTTGCTTTTGAAAGTGCGATCGGATGATGAATTGAATCTGATCAATGAATTCTTTAAGAATTATGTCAGAAAAACAGACGAGTATGCTCCATGGACTGCGATATTCAGATTTCAGGAAGAGGTGCTGTCAAAACGTCTGGATGCCAAGCACAAGAAGGAGACAGATGTCATTGATGCTGTGATGGATCCGATCAAGGAAGCACCGCATGAGTTCTTTGATTGGGTGTGGAATGTAGGAATGAGCTTCAGCCGGTATCTTATCTATAGAGAGGTTGAGAAGGGAATGGCGGAATGCCAGTGTACGCATTGTAAAAAAATTGGAATTGTGGACCGAAATGCGATCCGCCTCAGAAACAACGAAAAAGGTACGTGCCCTTTCTGCGGAAGCAGAGTGACATTTAAGGCGAGGGGAAGGATGGCATCACAGAGAACAGATGAGAGATATTTTGCCTATGTAGATCCTACATCGGACGGTTTTATTCTCAGATATTTCCATGCATGCAGGACTCTTAGAAATGATAGCCGCTTGGAAGGGTTAAGCGAAAAAAGCCCTGTACGAGAATACATACACGAGGACTGCAGGGCGATTTATACATTTCCGGAAGGAAAGCCGAAATGCGATTCCTATGAATGGGGCGTATACAAACAAAGAGGTCCTATGAGGTGGTGTCCGGATCAGGGAAGAATCGCCTGCATGCAATGCATCTTGTATCCGGAAAACCTTCCGGCGGCATGGAAACACACTCCGATGAAATACTCCGCTCTTGAATATCTGTCCAGAAATATTCCGACGGAAAGCTGCCAATACGAAAGAGGCATAAAAGTATATATGGATTTCCCAAAGCTCGAATGGCTTTGCAAAATGGGATTGAATCAGCTTGCTAAGTTGATTATCGCGAAAGATTATTACGGAAGCACTGGAAAGCTGAATTTGAAGGGAAACACCATCTACGAGATCCTTGGATTGAACAAGGTAAATACCAGAATTTTGCAGGAGATTGACGGGAATGCAGATTGTTTGAGACTCTTACAGGTGGCCCAGCAGATTGGTATTCAGTTTAAATCGGAGCAGCTGAAAGAATACTATGAAACATTTGGATGCAATACAGACCTGATCAAAAGTACGAATCGAAAGGTGTCATTGCACAAACTGGTGAAGTACATTTCTAAAGAGAGTGTAAACTATCCAATTGGCGAAAGAGGCGGTTGCTGGATGTATTCGTATAATCGCTATAGAGAGCGGGAAGATCCGCGCGATGAACGGAAACGAAATATGGCTCATGACTGGTTGGAGTACCTTGGATGGTGCGGAGCACTGAAATATGATTTGGACAATATGTTCATCTATATGCCTAAGAACTTCAAAAAAGTGCACGACCGGACTGCTCAGGAATATCAGGAGTTGCAAGACAGAAAAAAGGCTGAAGAGAAGCGGCGCCGGGAAGCTTTGGCGAAGAAATGCATGGAAGAAATGAAGAAGTACATGGAAGAAATCTTTGATACGAATGATGGCTCAGATGCATTTTCGATTAAAGGAAAAGGTCTGGTTCTGGTAGTCCCAAAGAATGGCGATGAAATAAGGGCAGAAGGAGCAGCACTGCATCATTGTGTCGGGAGCTATGTTGAAAGCGTTGCGAAGGGAAAAACAAGCATCTTTTTTGTCCGCAAGGCCGCGGAACCGGACAAACCGTACTTCACCATGGAGTTTAGGGATAACAGAATCATCCAGTGCAGAGGATCTCATAACTGCGGGATGCCGGCAGAGGTAGAAGCTTTTGTAAAAGTATTCGAGAAAAAGATGCAAGATGCGGCATCTGCGCGGACAGAAGAGAAAACACACAGAAAGGCGGGGTAGTACATGACAGAACAGAAGCGATATCGGATATACAGCAGGCTCGGGAAAATCAATGACGAGGATAGAAACAGTATGGTTTGTCTTCTGGCAAAGGCCGGCTACGCTGTACGTATTGGAAAAGAAAGACCTGGAAATAAGGGACAGACACAGTATTTTGTAGAGTATTGGGAGGAAGCGGAAAAATGAACAGAAGCAAAATAGAGTGGTGTGATCACACCTGGAATCCCATTACAGGTTGCCGTCATGAATGTGAATATTGCTACGCAAGACGGATGACAGCAAGATTCGCTGGAGATGTAAGATTAAATAAGATGGCAAAGAAGGACTATTCGATGGTCTTGGCAGCAGACGGAGGTTCG